CACGGATATGGACGGCGCCTCGTTCCAGCCGCGCCTGATCGGTGTTGTGGCAGTCCGCACACTGGCTGTCGAAAGGCCCGCGCCAGAACATGTCCTCCGTCTCGCCGGCCGGGTGTCCGTTGGTGTGGTTACACACCGTGGCGACCGTGACGTGGCCGCGAGCCTTGCACCGGCTGCACAGTGGCTCACGGTCCAGCTGCGCCTTGCGTGTGCGCTGCCAACGCGCCATGCCGTACAGGTGGGCGAAGGCACTGCCACCGCTCTGCCGGGTCCTGCGGCCACGAGCCACGCTCACTGCTTGGCACTCCGTGCCCTTGCGGCTGATCGCAGCTCATCCTCGTTGCGCTTGAGCGATCGTGCTTGCTGGATCAGGCAGCTGATCAGCTTTCGTCTCGCAGGTCCCTGATCCATGGCAGCAATAGAATCCAGGGTGTGCAGCGCGCCAGAGGCAATGTACCTATTGAGGTCACCAGCCTTTCCACCGCGCACGCACATTTCCACACGGACGACGCCGTCATCAGGATTGAACTGAATGGACACCACTGATCTCCATGAAGCACGACTCGTACTTGCCGAGCTGCTCCGGGTACATGACGAATTTGAAGAGATTGCCGCAGCAGGCGACCGCCATCGAGGGCAGAAAATGGCGAATCCAAGGACACCAGCCGCAAAAGCGGCAGTTTCAGGCGCAGCGGCCAAGAACCCGAAAAGGCACAAGGACCGCAAGACGCCAAAAAAGGCCAAGGCCGTCGGGCCTCCCTACAAGGGGATGACCAAACCGCAGATCGCGGTCTGGCGTGAGCAGGTCGAAAACATGCCGTGGCTGCACGCCGGTCACCGGCTGCTGCTGCGCCAGGTGTGCATCTTGGCGGCGCGGATGGAGACCGACCCCGAAATGGGGGTTTCGGCCCTTCAGGCGCTGGGCTCTCTGCTTTCCAAGCTCGGCGCAACGCCGGTAGACGAGACAAAAGTGAACCATGGCGGCGAAGAGGACGAAGACCCGGACGACAAGCACTTCTAGCTGCCGGACCAGTGAGTATCCGCTGGCGGTGGCAGAAGGCCGGATCGTGGCCGGTCCCCATGTGCGCAACGCCTGCCGGCGCCACCTGAAAGACCTGGAGGACGCTCACGAGCGCGGTCTGTACTTCGACCGGGAGGCCGCCGACAAGAAGATCGCGTTCTTCGAAGAAGTGCTGCGCCTGAGTGAGGGGCAGTTCGAGGGCAAGCCGTTCAAGCTTCACCCCAGCCAAGCGTTCAAGATCGGCAGCCTGTTCGGTTGGAAGCAAGCGGATGGCACGCGCCGCTTTCGGCGCGCATACATCGAGGAGGGCAAGGGCAACGGTAAGTCGCCCATGGCGGGCGGCATCGCGCTGATCGGGCTCTGCGCCGACCAGGAGGCTGGCGCCCAGGTGTACGCGGTGGCCTCGCACAAGGATCAGGCCGGCATTCTGTTCCGCGATGCGGTCAAGATGGTGAAGGCGTCACCGGCGCTGAAGAAGCGGCTGGAGTTCTCGGGTGGCGAGGGCAAGGAATACAACATCGCCCACCACAAGTCGCAGAGCTACTTTCGGCCGGCCTCCCGCGACGTGGGCAAGACCGGTTCGGGCTACCGGCCGCATTTTGTCCTGGCGGACGAAGTGCACGAGATGGCGGACGGCAAGATCATCGAAATGATGGAGAACGGTTTCAAGTTCCGCCGCTCCCCATTGTTGTTCATGATTACCAACTCGGGCAGCGACCGGAACAGCGTTGCATGGGCCGAACACGAGCACGCGGTAAAGGTCGCTGCCGGCCACACGGAGGCGGTCAACGATCCAACCTTCATCGGTGATCCTCTCGATGACCGCACGTTCTCGTTTGTGTGCGGGCTGGATGAGGGCGATGACCCGCTGGAGGATCCGCGATGCTGGTTGAAGGCCAACCCGATGTTGGGCATCACGATCACGGAGGAGTACCTAAAGGCCCGGGTTGACTTGGCCAAGCAGATACCCAGCAAGCTCAACGAGATCCTGCGGCTCAACTTCTGCATGTGGACCGACGCCGACCAAGCGTGGATGAGCCGCGAAATTGTCGAGCCTGCCATGCAGTCGTTCGACAAGGCGCAGCATCACGGCAAGCGCGCCCATCTCGGGCTGGACTTGTCGCAGAACCGTGACATTACGGCGCTAGGCGCGGTAGTGGAGACCGGGTCGAAAGAGGTCCTGGTAGAGGTCGAGGGCAAGAAAATACTGGTTAACAAGCCGACGTTTGATGCGTGGGTGGAGGCGTGGACGCCGGGGGATACGGTCAAGGCACGCGAACTGCGTGACAAGCTGCCCTACAGCACGTGGATCGCCAAGGGCCACTTGCACGCACCTGCTGGCCAGACGATCAGCTACCGACACGTGGCGCAGACGGTCGCGGAGTACGACCGGGACTTCGAAGTTGTCCAAGTGGCTTACGACCGGTACGCGTTCCGACAGTTCGAAGAGGAAGTGAAGGAGCTGGGGCTTTCCGTTTCTTTCGTGGAGCACCCCCAGGGTGGCCTGAAGAAGGGCAAGCCCACGGAGGCGGCAGTGAAGGCAGCCGCTGCAGCGGGCAAGCCACCGCCCGAAGGGCTGTGGATGCCCGGATCGCTCAGGTTGTTCGAAGAGGCCCTTCTGGAAGGGCGCGTCCGCTTGCTCGGAAACCCCGTGCTGGTGTCCGCAATCATGTCGGCCGTCATCGAGAGCGATAAATGGGAAAACCGCTGGCTGTCCAAGGCGCGCTCGGTCAACAAGATCGACGCCGCGGTCGCCGTGGTGATGGCCTTCGGCTCCGCACATTCATCGGTCGCACCCGCCTCTGTCTATGAGCAGCGGGGCATCCGATTCTTATAGGAAACGCAATGTCCAGGTTCAACGAAGAAGACATCAAGTCGCTGGACCGGCTCTGGAATCCGCCGCCGGCGCCCCCCCCGGGTGCACGCGCTGAGGCCGGCCAGTTCACGGGAATGAATGATCCGGCACTGCTGGAGTTCATCCGATCACAGGGCGGCCACGGCGGTGGCGGCTACCAGCTACGCAACATGGCGGTGCTGAGGTGCCTGTCCCTGATCTGCGGAACCATTGGCATGCTGCCGCTGAATCTGGTTGAGTCGGGCGGGAAGAAGCGGATAGCGAAGGAGCATCCCGCGCACCGCCTGCTCAAGGTCAAGCCGAACCCGTGGCAGACGCCATTGGAGTTCAAGCGGCAGATGGAGCTGGCCCGGCAGCGTCACGGCGATGCCTACGCGCGGATCGTGTGGTCCGCCGGCCGGCCGATCCACCTTATCCCGCTGGATTCCCCAGCAGTGCGGGCTGAGCTTGGCGACGACTGGCGCATGCTCTACCGGTTCAACAGCAAGAAGCGCGGCGAGGTCATCCTCAAGCAGGAGGAAGTGCTGCACATCCGCGATCTTTCCGTCGACGGCGTGACCAGCCTGTCCAGGATGAAGCTGGCAGATCGGGCTATCCGCCTGGCACTGGATGCAGAACAGGCGGCGAGCCGGATCTTTGAGACCGGCAACATGGCCGGTGGTGCCATCGAGGTGCCCAATGCGCTCAGCGATGTGGCCTACGAGCGTATGCGTACGTCTCTGGACACCGAATATGCCGGCGCCGCCGCGGCGCAGCGCTGGATGCTGCTGGAGGAGAACGCCAAGGCCAACAAGTTCGGCAGCACCGCGCAAGAGGCCCAGCACGTCGAGAATCGGAGCGCCCAGGTTGAGGAGGTGGCCAGGCTTTACGGCGTTCCCCGCCCGCTGCTGTTCCTGAGCGACACCAGCTGGGGCACCGGCATCGAACAGCTGGGCATCTTCTTCCTGCAGTACACGATGCTGGAGCATTTCACCAACTGGGAGCAGGCGGTCGCGCGATCGCTGATCGATGAGCGGGACCTGGAGCGATACCAGCCCAAGTTCAACGTGCGGGCGCTGATGCGCGGCACGCTCAAGGATCAGGCCGACTTCTTCAAGGCCGCCCTTGGCTCGGGTGGTACAGCGCCGTTCCATACGCAGAACGAGGTCCGCGACCTGCTGGATTACCCCGAATCGGATCAGCCCGGGGCCAATGACCTGATCAACCCCATGACACAGAAGGGAAAGAGCAATGAGCCTCCGGCAGCTGCCTGAAATCCGAGCCGAGCGACGGCTCGGCGCCGCCCAGTTCGACATGCGCCCTGACGCTCTTGAACGCTGGGAGCCCGAAGTACGTGCCGCCGGCAACGACGCGAACAGCATCTCGATCTATGACTCCATCGGCGAAAACTGGGAGGGAACTGGCGTCACCGCCAAGCGGATCAGCGCCGCCCTTCGTGCGATTGGCAGCAAGGACGTGGTCGTAAACATCAATTCTCCCGGGGGTGACTTCTTCGAAGGTGTCGCCATCTACAACCTGTTACGCGAGCACCAGGGCAGGGTGACCGTACAGGTCATGGGCCTGGCCGCGTCGGCGGCGTCAGTGATCGCGATGGCCGGCGACGAGATCCTGATGGGCGACGGATCGTTCCTGATGATCCACAACGCTTGGGCGGTGGCCATCGGCAATCGGCACGACATGGCCGACGCGGCAAAGCTGCTGGAGCCATTCGACACGGCCATGGCAAAGGTTTACGCGGCCCGCTCGGGCGTCACCGAGGCTGAGGCGGCTCGGATGATGGACGACGAGACCTGGATCGGCGCCGTTCAAGCCGTCGAGGACGGCTTTGCTGACGGTCTGCTCGACGGTGCGGTGGCCACGAAGGATGCCAAGCAGGCATCGGGTGGGCGCAAGGCGTTGGCCCTGGTCGAAGCGGCCATGGCCAAGGCCGGCCACTCCCGCTCCATGCGCCGCGACACCCTGAAATCGCTGTTCAACGGCAAGCCGAGCGCTGCCGAGTCCGCCACGCCGAGCGCTGACGGCAACGAAACCTCGGCCCTGCTCCAGGGCCTTCTCGACAACATCAAAGCCTAAGAGGCCAACACATGACCAAGATGACCCACGGCCGCGTCCCGCGCGGCCTCGTTTCCGTGCACGCCGATGGTGGCAGCCAGCCCGACGTGAAGGCGCTGGTGGAGGGCCTGAACAAGGCATTCGCCGACTTCAAGGCCGAGCACAACAAGCAGCTGGACGAGATCAAGAAGGGCAATGCCGATGCACTGCAGGCCCTGAAGGTCGACAACATCAACGCCGATATCACGCGTCTGCAGGCTGCGGTCGACCAGGCCAATACCCAGATGGCCGCGTTCCAGATGGGCGGTGGTAGCGCCGGCTTGTTGGTGTACGGATCGCGCAGCACGCGCACGCCCTTGCGGTCGTACACGGTGTAGGTCTGCTTGAAGTCACCGAACAGCGCGGCAATCGCGTTTGCCGCAACGTCCGGCGTGGCCGCAACGTCCTGCACAGCGAAGCCGGCCAGGGTCGACGGCTGACCGGCCACCAGCGACGGCTGCCACAGGTAGTTGCCCTGCGCGTGCTGCGCGATCCGTACACCAACAAGCCCTACGTCATGTTCTACACGACCAAGCGTGTGGGCGGCGGTGTGCACAACCCCGAGCCGATGCGCGCCCTCAAGATCGCGGCCTCGGCCTGATCACCCACCCGTCGGGCGGCCTCGCGCCGCCCGGCATCCAACCTGTGACTGAGGAGCCGCAATGGCAAAGTTCATCAAGCCCTTCCGTGGTGTGCCGGAAGGCGAGATCTATCCCGTCCAGTTCGTTGCGGGTGACGACTGCCCGCCCGAGCTGGAGGCTGGCGCACTCTCTGTCGGCGCGCTCAGCTTGATTGCGAACGCCCCGCCACTGTCCCTGCTTGGTTCCAATGTGCAGCCGGCTAGCTTCGAGCTTCCTGATGGCACTGTGCTGACGTTGGATGACGTGGTCGCCCGGGCGCACGAGGCCTCCGGGCTGTCGGTGGAGGACTGGAACGCGCTCGAAGATAGCGATCGCGAAGCGGCCATCGCGGCAGCAGTCGGCAAGCTGTCCAGCGACGATGATCAGGGCCAGGTCGCTGCTGGCGACAAGCCCGCCTTGATTGCGCAGCTGGAAGCCGCTGGCATCCCATTCGACAAGCGCTGGGGCGCGGAGAAGCTCGCAGCAGCGCTGGCCGAAGGCAAGAAGGAGTGAGCCATGCCCCTGTTGACGCCTGAGCAGTGCCGCGCCCAATGCCGGGTCGATGGGGAATACGCCGATGCAGAGCTGGCGGCGCTGCTCGCATCGGCCGAAGATGCCGCCGCGGCATACCTGAACCGGTCGTTGTTCGCCGACCAGGCAGGGCTGGACGCAGCTCTGGATGCGTTCCCGGCCGAAGCGGCGGCAGCTGCCTCCGCCTACTCCACGGCGTGGGCTGCGGCCGATTCTGAGCCCGACACCGCCAAGGCCGAGGCAATGCGCTCTGTCGCGAGGCAGCGGAAAGCATCTGCTGATCTGGCCCAGTCGCGGAACCTGGCAGGGATGGTGGCCAACCCGAGCGTACTTGCTGCTGTCCGGTTGACCCTGGCCCACCTGTGGGAAAACCCCGGTGCGGTGGTAATCGGCGCCACCGCCATTGAGTTGCCTTTGGGTGTGAAGCCGCTGCTGCGGCCCTATCGCCGGGTAATGACGCCATGAGCGCAAAGAACCTTCGACTCAAGCTGTTTAAGCCCACAAAGGCGCGCGACGACTACGGCGAAGAGGTAGATACGTTCGCCGAGGTTGCCGAGGTCTGGGCGGCGGATGAGCCTCTGTCGCTGCGCAGTACCAGTGCCGTGCTCGGGGTCGAGTCTGGTTCGCTGAATGCTCCGGACCTGCGGTGGATGACGGTACGTGTGCACAGGGAGATCGAGCCTGGATGGCGCGTAGCCAGAACGACCGGGCGTGACGCCGGCAAGCAGATGCTGGTGATTGCGGTGCGAGCTGCCAAGTCGCCGATGGACATGCACCTGATAGCGAGGCTTCAACATGGGTGACTTCGACATTCACATCACCGGGCTGAGCGAGCTTGAAACGGCACTGCTGGAGCTTTCGGACAAGGCCGCTCGCCGCGCGCTTCGAAAAGGCATGCGCAGGGGCGCAATCGTTGTCCGAAACGACGCCCGCAATCGCGTCAGGATCGCGCGGGGCAAGCTACGACGGTCCATTCGGGTCCGGGAGCGAAGCGACGATCAGGGCTGGATGCGGTTCGCTGTGGAGGTGCCTCGCTCGGCCTTCTACGGCAAGTTCGGCGAGTACGGCACGTCCAAGATGGCCGCGTGGCCGTTCATGCGTCCGGCGGCGGAATCCAAGACCGAGGAGGCCGTGGGCACTATGCGCGACGCCCTCGGCGACGCGATCTATGACGAGATGCGGAGGGCTAGGCGATGAACCTCGACCTTCGCCTCACGGCGGCAGCCGGCACGATCACTCAAGCCTTCTATCCGTTCCCCGCGCCGAAGGATCGGCCGGCGCTGTACGTGACCTATCAGCGCGCAGGCGGTAAGCGGCATGGCACCCTGAACTCTGGCGCCGGTGCTGAGCGTGGCACGTTCCAGATCGATGTGTGGGGACCGAAGAAAGGTGCGGTTCGAGAGCTTGCCGACAAGCTCAAAGACAGCCTGCCTGACTTGCTGAAGGTCGGCGAGATCACCGATAACCCCGACGACTATGAGTCGGACACCTCGCTGCACCGCGCCAGCTTCGATGTAACCGTTTGGGCTTGACCGCACGCCACCTCTGCAATCAACAGGCCGCCTCCGGGCGGCTTTTCTTTACCCCAAGGAGCCAATCATGGCCAAGAACGAAGCGATCTCCGCGCAGGACTCTGCGCTCTATGTGAAGAAGGGCACGGCGCCCACCACGCCGAACGATCCGACCGGCTACACCGAAGTGGATGGCCTGACCGGCTTCCCGTTCGGTCGTGGCCAGGCCAACACCCTGGACGCCACCAACCTGAAGTCCAAGCAGGTCGAGAACATCGCCGGCCTGGCGGGTGGCCAGACCGTGCAGGTAGCGGGCCACCGCTGGCCGGTGGGCAAGTCGGCAGGCCAGGAGATCCTGCGCGATGCTGACCAGGATGAGGACATGTACTTCCTGATGGTGCTGCCGACCGGCGATGCGGCCACGTTCGTCGGCAAGGTGGCTGGCTTCAACGTCACCCCGGGCACCAACGCCGTGCTGACTTTCACTGCGGACTTGCTGCCGCGCGACTTCACCACCCTTGCGGAATCTGGATCCTTCAAAGATTTCTTGACCTTTACGGAAATATCGGTGTTCTGTTTTTCCGTTGCGGCTTCCCGCTTCTGCTGTTCCGAGGGACCACACCCTGAGAGCATGACCACGAGCAGCAGGCTTATCCACTTCCCCATAACACCCCCTCATCATGAGAGCACGGATTGTAGCTCAGTGAACGGAGTTCTTTGCCGACGCCGCCTGGAACAGCTCGGCAATCTGCTGGGCCCGGGCAGCGCCCTCCCCCACTGGCTGCGACACCTCTCGCACCAGCAGGAAGTCCTTAGGACTGGTCTCGTTGCCATGAACCCGGGCCAGTACGTCGGTCAGCTGGGCCAGCATGTCCTGAAGCGGTTGGTCCAGTGGCTCCATGCGGGCAAAGGCGTACATCTCCGTCAGCTGGCGGGAATCCATCCCCGCCAGCATCTGGTCAGGAT